CAGACCTTTCGCACAGAAAACCTGATGAAATTCTTGCTTGCTTGCCCCTTGTGGGGGAAAGGGGGAGTTTTTATTGGAGATCAACAAAACGAGCGATGTTCGGCTAGTTGGGCGAGCTATCCGCGAAGGATGGCAGGTAGACAAAGAAGCGATCAAGAAAGCGTTGATGCAATGTTTGTCGGATCCTGATTTATGTGTCGATGCCGCAAAGGTATTGATTGCGGCTGATGCGATTGATTGCAAACGAGAAGAACTAGAGGACAAGCGACGTGCAGGAGACGAACAGCGACGGCTTCAACTTCTTGAACTCGCTCAGCGTGTCTCAGCTAGAGACCTTGCTAGGATTGCATCCGACAACGGCATCATTGGTACACAAGCCGAAGATGACGGAAGCGGAAGCGGACAAAGCGAGGAAGGAAGCGAAGCGGGCTAAGTTACGTGATCTAATCATCCCACCTCCGGCCGATCCTTCGCGTCGTCTTCGATGCGAGGCTGATTGCTCTTTGTGGCTGTCAACGTACTTCTCCGACAAGTTCTTTGAGGCTTGGACTGAAGACCGGCTAGCGATGGTCAAGTCGATCATTGACGCGGCTTGCTATGGCGGTGACCAGGCGATAGCAGGGCCTAGAGGCGAGGGAAAAACTACGCTTGCCATTCTTACCGCGTTGTTCCTGATGGTTCGCGGCTTGTCTCATTTCCCAGTTGTCATCGGTAAGAATGCTGACAAGGCGAAGAAGGAAGTCCGTGACGTCGTCGAGCAACTTCAGCAAAACGAAGTGTTCATCGAGGACTATCCAGAGATCGGCATCCCGTTTCAAGCCGTCGGGGCTTGGTCAAGTCGCGGAAGGATGCAGACCGTTGGCGGGCGATCAACCAACATCGTCATCGGCCCAGAGTTCTTTGTCTTCCCATCAATCCATATTGACCAGTTACCAGGATGGCCTAAGGAGATCAATCCCGCGTCGAATGGGCAGGTGCTTTACTCTCTCGGCATCGACGGAGCGATCCGAGGTACTAAGTACCGAAGCCAGCGGCCTACCCTTGCGATCATCGACGACATCGAGGATAGAGACGCGGCAGCAAGTGAAGCACAAGTCGCAAAGAATACCGACATCATCGAACAGGACATTGCAGGTCTAGGTCAGTCATCGGAGCGAATACCCCGCGTTATGCTTTGCACGATTCAGAATCGAAAGTGTATCGCGTACACGTACACAGACCCGAAGCGGAAACCATCTTGGAGAGGCAAGCGGTATCGAAAGCTAGTCAAGGCACCTGACCGTCTCGACTTGGTCGAGAAGTACATCGACCTAAGACGCGGACGCAAGAACGAAGACCCAGACGCACGGGAAGCATTTGCGTTTTGGCGTGACAACAAGGAAGAGATTGAACGTGGGTCGGTTGTCTCTAATCAATGCTCATTCAGTCGCAAGACGCACGCTGACGGCGAGCCGATGGAGCTATCGGCGGTGCAAAGCTACTACAATCGCGTAGCGGACGTTGGAGCGAGAGCGGTATCTACCGAGATCGATAACGACCCACCAGAGGAAGCGGGGCCAATGGGGCTTGGGATCACTCCAGCCCTCGTCGAGTCGCGTCTGTCGGGATTCGCACGAAGACAACTACCCGCTAACACGGCTGCACTTACGGCGGCAATTGACTTAGGCAAGTACAATTGCCATTGGGTTGTAACGGCTTGGTGGCACGGAGCGGGCGGTGTCGTCGTGGATTATGGTATTGCTCAAGTCTACGGGACAGATAAGAGCATGGATCACGAAGCATCCGAGCCTATGATCTACGACGCGTTGCTAAACTGGCGTGACGAATTACTCAGTCGTGAGTTTGTTGACGCAACAGGTACGCGACGGGCGGTCGACTTCTGCTTCGTCGATTCGGGTGCTTTCACGAATGCACCGTATAAGTTTGTCCGCGAAGTCGGCGGTATCTTTCACGCTTCAAAAGGGCAGTTCCCGTATCATCGAAAAACCAAGTCTACAACAACCTGCATCGCGGGTGACAACTTGCACGCATCGAAACTCCCAAACGGTAATCTATGGCTGTACGAACTTGATACCTCGTATTGGAAGCAGTTTGTCCATGAGCGATTTATGACTCCGACCTTCGACGAGTCCAACATGATTCGGCGTGGATCACTCTCACTCTTCTCCCTCGATGAGAACCAGCGGCATAGCCAATACGCACAGCACATTGCAGCGGAAGAGCTAGTCACGAAGTTTACCGAGGGCAAGGGAGCAAAGACGTATTGGAGCGTCAAGGACACAAACAACCACTGGCTAGACGCGACTTACATGGCAGCGGCAGCAGGCGAGGCTTGCGGTGTTAAACTAATAGCACCGTCAGAAGTCGAGATTCAGCCCAAGACGGTAAGCGGCGATCAGAATCAGTCACAACCAAAGCCACAGCCGAAGCGTTATCAGCATGGTAACTTTAAGACTCGGCAAGGCGGATGGATACCAAAGCGAAGGAGTTAAGATGGCAAAGAGCAAGAAGCAGATTCCAGCGGTTGAGCAAGAGAAGCTACCGCCTAATTCATTGGTTGTCGACTATGATCCCGTTGAAGACGTGGTGCATCGAAGGAGGGGAACTGACGATCAAGGCAACGTTGTTTTCGATTCACTGGAGGAAGACCAAGACATGCCCATTGAGTCGGCACCTAAGCCAAGAGAGTTCACGCCTAGAGACTGCACGCTTTGCATTACGTCGCGTCCACCTCGACAGCAATTCAGCCGAGTCTATGCCAAGCGTGGAAAGATTCGATATTGCAAATGCGGTTATTGCGGGAATACGTGGTCGCAAGAAGGCGATTGATTTTCCGTCTCTTTACAATTGCAATTGTATTGCGATCTAGCAAGTAGCGTTAGGTTTGCCATGCTAGGGACATGGCAACAGCAGCGAGTCTACTTGCACTCATTGACGCAGCAATCGAAGCCCTCCTTACAGGCGGGGCCTCTTCGTATTCGATTGGTTCTAGGACGGTTACAAAACTTGACTTGGGTACTCTACTCCAAGAGCGTCGGCAACTACAGCAGCAAGTCAACAGAGAGACTTCTAGCGGCGGTATAAGTCTTGCAAAAATGTCGAGGTCGCGTAGATGATTACTCGACTTATCGACAAAGCGATTGAGGCAGTAAGCCCGCTTCGAGCATTGCGACGAATGCAAGCCCGTAAGGTATTGCGATCCTATCTAGGTGCAGAGCCTTCGAGAGTGTCGAGCGGACGCACGCCGAAGAATCAGCCAGCGGACACCGAGTTACTTGGCCCGTTTGGAGCGGATCGGCTTAGGGCGTGGTCAAGGGAGCTTGTCCGCAACAATGCCTACGCATGGGGCGTTGTCGATACGATTGTCTCATCCGTTGTCGGATGCGGCATTAAGGCACAATCTGTCTTCGAGACTCCTGCAGGCGATGATATCGAAGAGGTAAACGACCGGCGTGATAGCGTTTGGTCGGAATGGTGCGAAGTCTGCGACATCAACGGGCAATACACCTTAGAGGAAATCCAGTCCATCGCACAACGCGAAGTTGTTGAGGCTGGTGAAGTCCTCATCCGAAAGATTCGCACGCCAGGGCCGGTCTATCGCGGTATCTATCGCCCAGTGCCATTGGCGTTGGAGATCATCGAAGCAGACCGCTTGGCGGGTGACAAAGACAACTACGCATCGCGGCTTACGGCCAACGGAGAAAACCGCATCATTCGCGGTGTTGAGGTAGACGACACAGGCAGGCCGGTTGCTTATTGGATCTATCCTGATCATCCTTTGCAACCATACTCCTACACTCGAGAGCCTGAGCGAGTTCCTGCGTCAGAAATCATGCACCTATTCCGCCGGGAGCGAGTGGGTCAGACGCGGGGCGTTTCGTGGTTCGCTCCAGTCGTCGCGGCTATTCGTGACTTGGGTACGTACCTCGACAACGAACTACAAGCATCGGCGGTTGCTTCATGCTTCACGGTCGCCATTAAAACCGAAACTCCTCTGGGTGATCTAGCGGATCCAGACGGCGGAAGCCCTGTAGACTCGGCGGGCAACAAACAGCGATACATTGAGCCGGGCATGGTGATGGAGCTTAACCCAGGCGAAAGCGTCGAGGGTATCAACCCAGGGCGACCGTCTACGGGTGCGGAGCCTTGGATTGCTTTAATCCTTCGGCAGATTGCGGTGGGCACGGGATTGTCTTACGAGACCGTAGCCCGCGACTATTCGCAGACGTCCTACAGTTCGAGCCGTACGAGTCAACTCGAAGACCGAAGGCGGTTTCGCTGTTGGCAGCAATACTTGATTCGGCACATGCTCCAGCCGACTTGGGACGCGTTCTTCGATGCGGCATCGATCAGCGGAATTCGAGGTTTTCCAACTCCGATCGACTTGCTGTCAGATCGACGCAAAGCAAGCCCGGTCGAGTGGCAGACCCCTGAATGGGAATGGGTGGATCCTCAGACCGAACAGGCGTCGGCAAAAGATGCAATCGATTCGTTCATGAGCGACTACCAAACGGAACTCGGTTCCCGTGGTCGATCATGGCGAGCGGTGTTCTATCAACGCAAAAAAGAGCAAGACCTGAAGAAGAAACTTGGGTTGCTCACCCCACAAGAACAGCAACTGGCAATCAGTGCAGCTCAGTCGGCTACTCCATCGCCTCAGACGCAAGAGGTTGTAAGCGAGGTTGCTAATGCCCTATAGAACGAAGCAAACCAAGGCTTGCCCAATATCGCGTCCCTGGGGTGTCGTGAAAGACGATACCGCCCAGTTAATGGGTTGCCATGCTTCAGAAGATGCGGCCAGCGATCAGGTCGCGGCATTGTACGCATCGGAAGAGATCGAACGAGCGAAGTACGACGACATTGACTTTACTCCACCTGAGGGCGTACGCGAAGAGGCTGAGCAGGGCCTTGAGTGGAGACGCGAACACAATCGCGGAGGAACTCCGGTTGGTGTTGCAAGGGCCAGGGACTTGAGCAACGGCAAGGCGATGAGTCCAGATACTATCGGACGCATGGTCAGTTACTTCGCAAGGCACGAAGTGGACAAGCAAGGCGAAGGATGGAA